GGAGCGCCAGGGGGCTCATCCGCGCGGAATTTCCCGACAAAAATTATCCAAAACTCAAGGTTGCAGCATGGATATCCCGAAAAGGCCTGTTGGACGGCCGCCTAAGCCTTTGCCGAAGCCCACGGAATTCAAAACTGCCATGGAATGGTGCATGGCGGCACTGAACGATCCGGCCATGCCGCCCATGGTCAAGGCGAACGTCGCTGCGACGGTCATCCGGTACGAAACGGCGCGTGATTTTGGCACTGGCTCGGTCGGCAAGAAGGACGTGAGAGCGGAAGCCGCAAAGGAGGCGGCGACCGGCGCCTATGAATCGCCGCCCGCGCCGCCGAGGCTTGTTTCTTGACATTGGATTGGACGACGGCCTGCCCGGACTGGGAGCGGCGGATCGTCGAGCGGGAATCGCTTGTCGTCGTTCCGACCTTGTTTCCCGGCGAGGCACGAGCGGCACGGACTGTTCTGGAGGATCTCTGTCTTGCGGACGTGGCCGGAAGCCCGACCCTCGGCGAGATCAGCCTGCCGTGGGTGTTTCAGTTCTGCGACGCGATCTTCGGCTCGTACGATCCGGACACAGGCCGCCGGTTGATCCGGGAGTTCTTTCTGCTGATCGCCAAGAAGAACGGCAAGTCGACGACTGCGGCGGCGATCATGATGGCGGCGCTCGTCCGCAATTGGCGCAAGGAGGGCGAGTTCACCATCATCGCGCCAACGAAGGAAATTGCCGACAACTCGTTTAAGCCGGCCCAAAGCATGGTGGCGCATTCGCCCGTGCTGCGGGATCTCATGCACGTCCAGCCGTTCTGGCGGACGATTACCCACCGGCAGACAGGCGCGCAGCTCAAGGTCGTCGCGGCCGATACCCAGTCGGTCGGCGGTAAAAAGAGCGCGGGCGTGCTGGTCGACGAGCTCTGGCTCTTCGGCAAGCGCTCGGACGCCGAGGACATGCTGCGCGAGGCGACCGGCGGTCTCGCGTCGCGGCCGGAAGGGTTCGTGATCTATCTCTCGACGCAGTCCGACGAGCCGCCGGCAGGAGTATTCCGGCAACGCCTGCATTACGCCCGCGGGGTGCGCGACGGGCGGATCAAGGACAAGCGGTTCTTGCCTGTGCTCTACGAATTCCCGCCAACCATGATCAACGCGGGCGGACATCGCGACAAAGCAAATTTCTACATCACCAATCCGAACCTCGGCTCGTCGGTCGACGTGGAATTCCTCGAGCGCGAATACGACAAGGCCGAGCATGCGGGCGAAGAGAGCTTGCGCGGATATTTCGCCAAGCACCTCAACGTCGAGATCGGCCTGGCGCTGCGCTCAGACCGCTGGGCCGGGGCGAACTACTGGGAAGGGCAGGGCGACACGGCGCTGACGCTGGATGCCATCCTCGCGCGCTCGGACGTGATCTGCGTCGGCATCGACGGTGGCGGCCTCGACGACCTTTTGGGGCTGGCTGTGCTCGGGCGGGACCGCAAAACCCGCGATTGGCTGCTGTGGACGCATGCCTGGGCCTATATCGGCGTCCTGACGCTGCGCAAAAGCGAGGCGCCGCGGCTGCGCGACCTCGAGAAGGCGGGCGACCTGACGATCGTGCAGATGCTTGGCGAGGACATCGACGAGGTGGCCGATATCGTCGAGAAAATCGAGCACACCGGCCTGCTGCACGCGGTCGGGCTCGATCCCTTCGGGGTCGGTTCGGTCATCGACGCGCTCGCCGATCGCGGCGTCGCTGGCGACAAGAAAATCGTCGGCATCAGCCAGGGCTGGCGGCTGTCCGGGGCGATCAAGACCGCCGAGCGCAAGCTCGCGGACGGGACTTTCGTGCATGCCGGGCAGGAACTTATGGCGTGGGCGGTCGGCAACGCCAAGGTGGAGCCCAAGGGCAATGCGATCTCGATCACCAAACAGGCGAGCGGAACCGCGAAAATCGATCCGCTCATGGCGACTTTTGACGCGGTGGCGCTGATGAGCACCAATCCAACCGTCGAGGGCGGCTCGTTCGCGGGCTATCTCGCGAGCCTCTCGGCATGATGAACCTTTTCCGCAAGGCGGCGGGGATTTTCCGGCGGCAGGTGTCGCTGCGCGAACCCGCGACCTGGGCGACGCCGGATGGCGCTTATGGCGAGTTCGCCATGTCGAGCTCGTCGGGTGTGCTCGGGCTGTCCGCCGCCTGGGCCTGCGTGAATTTGATCTGCGGGACGATCGCGTCGCTGCCGATCCTGGTCTACCGCACCGACCGCAACGGCGGACGGACGGTCGCCTACGACCACCCGCTCTACAAGCGGCTGCACGATTCGCCGAATTTTGACCAGACCGCCGTCGACTTCTGGGAGTTCATGTCGGCGAGCGTCGAGCTTTGGGGCAATGCCTACGCCGAAGTGTTTCGCGACGGCGCCACCGTCGTCTCGCTCTCGCCGATCCGGCCCGATATCGTGACGGTCACGCGTAATCACGATACCGGCGACCTCGTTTACCGCTGGACCGAGGACGGCGAGAGTTATGAGCGCACGCAGAATTCCATCCTGCACATCCGCGGTTTTGGCGGTTCGCCGCTCGGCGGGCTGTCGACGCTGGCCTACGGGCGCCACACGTTTGGGCTCGCCTCGGCGATCGAGCGCTCGGCCGCCGCGACGTTCCGCAATGGCTTGAGACCGGCCGGGACGCTGACGTTTCCGGCATTCCTGACCGATGAGCAGCGCAAAGTCGTCGAGGGCAAGCTGGCGGAAAAGTTCGCTGGGGCGATGAACGCCGGGCGCCCGATGGTGCTCGAGGGCGGCACCAAGTGGGAGAGCCTGTCGATCAATCCCGAGGATGCGCAAATGCTGCAGAGCCGGGGCTTTTCGGTGGAAGAGATCTGCCGGTTTTTCGGCGTCCCGCCGCACATGATCGGGCACACCGAAAAAGCCTCGTCCTGGGGAACCGGGCTCGAACAGATGTCGATGGGGTTCCAGAAGTTCACCCTCAGGCGTCGGCTCAAGAGGATCGAGCAGGCCCTCGAAAAATCGCTGCTGAGCCCGGTTGACCGCTCGCAGGGGCTCTCCATCGAATTTGTCGTCGAAGGACTCCTACGGGGCGATTCCGCGGCCCGGGCGTCGTTTTACGCGAGCGGGCTGCAAAACGGCTGGTTCACCATCAACGAAGTCCGCCAGCTCGAGAACATGCCGCCCGTCGAAGGCGGCGATGTGCCCCGCATGCAAATGCAAAACGTGCCGATCACCGAAGCAGGCCAGCAGTCGCCCCAAAAACTGCCGCCGCCGGGAGAATGACCATGTCAGAGCTTGCCCTGAAAACCCTGGATTTCGCGCTCGAGGTGAAGGACATCAACGAGGAGGGCGTCTTCTCGGGCTGGGCCTCGACATTCGGCAACGTCGATCTCGTCGGCGATGTCGTCATGGCCGGCGCTTTCGGGAAAACGATCGCCCGTAACAGCCGCCTGCCCATGTTCTTCAACCACAACCCGGACGAGCCGGTCGGCGTCTGGACTGACCTCGCCGAGAAGGCGAAGGGACTGTGGACGGAAGGCAAACTGCTGCACCAAAGCTCGGAAAAGGCGCGCATGCTCTACGGCCTGCTCAAAGCCAAGGGCGCGCTGGCGCTGTCGATCGGCTATCGCGTGCCGCCGGGCGGCGCCGAGCCTGACGAGCGGCGGCCAGGCGTGACGAAGCTGCACGAACTCGACTTGCGCGAGATCTCGCTCGTCTGCATGCCCGCCAACCCGGAAGCCAAGATCGTCTCGGTCAAAGGGTTCGGGAACGACAACCGCCCATCGCAGAAACAACTCGAGGCATTCCTCGCCTCGCATTTCTGCTCCCATCCTCTCGCTACGGCGATCGCAGCGAGAGCTTTGCCGGTGCTTCGGGGCGATCCCGAGGAGCAGGCGATCGACCCAGCCTTGGAGTTCGCCAAAGCCCTTGCGCGGCGCCTCGGCTGATTTCGTCCAACCTCCCGTAAAAGGATCATCCCTATGAGAACGTCCATTTTGGGCGACGGATTTCCGCGCCCGGTTTACGAGAAGCCCGAAGGCGGCGGCGCCAAATCGGCCGAGGAAATGGCCGACGATGTCGTGAAGAAATTCGAGGAGACGAGTGCCAAGCACGCCAAGGCGCTCGACGCTGTCAAGGAACTGGCCGAAAAGGCCATCGGCGAAGCGCAGAAGACCGGCGGGCTGTCGAAGTCGCTCACCGAAAAGTGCGACATCGCCATGACTGAGGTCGGCGGGCTCAAGGAAGAACTCGACCGCCTGCAGCAGAAACTCGCCAACCGCCGCGGCGACGGCTCGGACAAGCAGAAGACCTTCGGCGAGATGTTCACCGATAGCGACAGCTACAAGAACCTCGTCGAGAAGCAGGGCGGCCGCGGCCGGGCCACGCTCGAAATGAAAGCCATCCTGACCTCAGTCACGACCGACACGGCCGGCGCGGTCGGCGATGCGTTGCGGGCGACGCGCGTGCCGGAAATCGTCACGACGCCGCTGCGGCGGATGACCGTGCGCGATCTTCTCACGCCCGGTCGGATGGACGGCAACTCGCTCGAATACGTCAGGGAAACCGGCTTCACCAACTCGGCCGCGATGGTCGCGGAAGGTGCCGCCAAGCCGCAGTCCGATATCAAGCTCGATCTCGTCACGACGAGCGCTCGTGTCATCGCGCACTACATGAAAGCCTCGCGTCAGGTGCTCGACGACATCAGCCAACTGCGGTCGCTGATCGACTACCGGCTGCTCTACGGCCTGCGGCTGATCGAGGAGAATGAACTGCTGAACGGCGATGGCACCGGCCAGCATCTTCTCGGCATCATCCCGCAGGCGACGGCGTTCACGGCGCCGATCACCATCGCCACGCCGACCTCGATCGACAACGTCCGCCTCGGCATTCTGCAGGCGTATCTCGCAGAATATCCGGCGACCGGCGTCGTCATGCACCCGAACGACTGGGCGCGCATCGAACTCACCAAGGACTCGACCGGGCGCTACATCATCGGCAATCCGCAGGGCACCATCTCGCCGCGGCTCTGGGGCATCGACGTGGTCGAGACGCAGGCTATCGCGGCCGACAAGTTCCTGGTCGGCGCGTTCAAGATGGGCGCGCAGATCTTCGACCGTTGGGCCGCTAGGATAGAAGTCGCAACTGAGAATGAAGATGACTTCATTAAGAATCTTGTCACCATCCTAGCAGAAGAAAGGCTCGCTTTGGCCGTTTATAGGCCACAAAGTTTCATTTATGGAGACTTTGGTCTTCTTCCGTGATGATTATCCTAGGGATAATGCTTCTCGTTCGGAGCGTCC